AGCTTCCTAGAAAAAGCCGTACAAGCCGCACAAGTAGCACCGGATATTCTGCCGGTTGTTACCCAAATGCTGCTGTTTGGTATTCGCGGGTTCAAGGTTGGTCGTAATCAAGCCCAGCATCTTGCCCCGTGATCGTGTAAGAACCCGCATTACCTTGCAATACCTGGTCATTGATTAACCCTGCGTTTTGTCCGGTTAGTGTGTAACTTCCTGCGCCACCTTGAACCGCTTGGTTATACAGGAATGAAGCATTACCGCCCGTAATGGTGTACGACCCACCTGCACAATCAAGTACAAGTAGGCCGTAATAAGAGTCACCGTATAGCGCTACGCCATACTGGGCGGTTGTGGTCATTTAGGCTACTGTAAATACGCCAGAAGTACCATCAAGTACAACAGAGAAAGACTCGCCCACCGATAGGGTTACAGCAGAGCCGTAATCCCAATAACCGATCAGGTTATCCGTGGTAGCATCGTACAGAATCGCGTATTCAAACGGGCCAATCGAACCACCGGTAGCCGTCCAAGTGCTAGGCGAGTTCAGAACTAGCTTGTAAGTACCGCCTGTTTGCGAAGAACTAGATACCGAAGCTGTATTACCACCAGCCGTATAGCCATTACCGGCAGAGATTTCCACGGCATCCGAAAGCGTAGCATCCGAAGCCACAACAGGCGTGCGGTTGGAAAGGGCAATCTTCCAAGTGTCCGAACCTGCGTTGATCCCTTCTACAAGGGCTTCAACGCCTTTTTGGTATTTGTTAAACGATGCCATTACTGTACTCCTACGATTTTGCCGTTAGCGTCACGGACTACTTGTTTAGGTTTGGTTAGCTGTGCAAGCATACCTGCAAGGGCTTGCGTTTGTTGCTCGTTGCTGGCTTGAATGGCTTGGATTACTCCTGCCATGTTCTGCTGGATAGCCATGTTGGATTGCTCAAGCGTGTTCTGGATTACGGCAGATGCTTGCTGACGGCCAAGTTCATCATACTCAACCAATTCGCCGGATTTATCCATTGCCTTAAGTTTGATGTCGTTTTCAGCCTTGAGTTGAGCAACGGCCATATCCGTTTGAGCCTTGATGTCAGCCTTATACTTCTCAATCTGTGCATCCATGTCAGCTTTCTGGGCTTCGGCTTGCGCTTTGGCTTGCTCCAGTTGCATCTTGGCTTGCGCTTCAAGTTGAGCAGGGTTTGGCTGTGGATTGGCTTGCTGTTGGGCAACCCGTTCATTGGCTTGCTGTACAAACGTCTCAAACGTGCCTTCAAGTTCACGACCAACCTTGAACCCGCGAATACCAAACAGCAGCATTTGGGTAACAACCGGCAGAATATCCGGTGCTACTTGTGCGGCTTGTACGGCTTTTTCTAGGAAGCTAGAAGAGGCTTGTAGAAACTCCACGCGGTCAGCCTTTTCCTTTTGCTGGTCAATCTCAACCATCGAATCAGTTTCAATGTCGATGTTGTAGTTGCGGATTGGCTCGTTCTTGAGCATAGCAATCGCGGCAGCAACCAGTTCTGGGTTCTGGCCATCAGGCGTGTTAGCAATACCCGATACTTGCAAAATGATGTCAGGCTGATACTTTGAGCAGATAATTTCGGCCTTCATCCGCAGGATTTCACGGGCAAATCGGGCTACGTCATCTTTCATTTCGTTCAAGCGAATTGAAGCGAATTGCGCCTTGATGCCTTGAGCCGTAGCAGTTTCGTTAGCAACAGAAGCGCCACGCAGAATGTCCGAAAGACCTGTGGTTTCGTAGATAACCTGCTTACAGGCTTCACGAGCTTGATACAGTTGTTGCAGCGTAGCAATAATGTCTGCAAGCGGAACCAGTTGGATAGCTTGACCCAAACCACCCTTTTCCATAAAGGCAGGCCAGTTATCAATCGGAATAAGAACCGCGTCTTGGCCTTCTTTCATCAATCGGGCTAGGGCTGGCTCATCGGCAGCGTAAACGCCCATCACCTTCAATGCTTTGGTCAGGTGGGCGATACGGCCAGAGATTTCGTCAATCTCGTCTGCTTGGTCTTGATACAGCTTGAAGTCTGCAACAGGAATCAGCGAGTCCGTGGTTACAGTAGCAAACAAAGGTTTCGGGCAAGGGAAGAAACACTCTAGTTCAAGCGGGTCATCTCGTTCGTCTAGAAGTTCGTCAAATGCGTTGGCAATCCAGTAAACCTTTTTGGTCGATTTGCACCAGATTTCCCAAATAACAGCTTTCTTATCTTCGGGGATTACGTTCTGGTTGTTATCGTCATTCTGTGGGTCTTTTTCTCGGCTGTACGTTAGCGGTACATTCTCAAAAATATCGCCAAAACGCTCAATGCCTTCGTCTTTAGACATAAATACGCGGCGAGCGACCCAGCTAACTTCTTCCCATGTACGAGCAGGTAAGTGGGCGAAATCTTCCCAAAAGACGTAGTCAACTGGGGTTCTTTCATCGGCCACAACCTCAAATGGTTCAACCTCTCCCGCCATTCCGTAGGCTTCACCACTTGCAACTTCGTCTGCTTCATTCTCTACGTCATCCGTAATCTGTGGTTCTTCTTGCGTTTCAATCTTTGGCTCATAGCGAACCCACGACACACCGCGACCAGGAAGCAGTCTATCTTCTACGCAGTTAGAAAGGGCAGAGTGGAAGTCACCATATTGGCGCAGTTCGTAGTCAATGGTGCGCTCAAGAATCATTGAGGCCACGCGGCCTACGTCATTTTGATCCTTAAAGCGGCGGGAAACCTCTACGTTGGGCGCTTTGGAGTAAACAGCCGGTTTTAGCGTCTTAATGTTTGACCAAAGGATATTGAAACGAACGTCAATGTTGGTAGCGTCTTTACGTTCATCACGATAGCGCTTAATGATCTTGCGACCTGATTCGCAAAACTTCTTGTAATCTTCTTTATAGCGGTGAATTTCATCTCGCCAGTAAAATGCGTCATAACTCATGCCAGTTCCTCACAAGGCTATGCCTTAATGGTATCACACAGATGCAATCTAGATTTTGCTTCTTGATAAACAGCAGCGGCTTCTTCTATTGTGTGATAGTACCCTAAACTGATCTTTTTGCCACGCACTTGTATCTGGGCATAAAACTTTTTGCTTTTGACGATCACGCCTTTTGTTTTTAACTTGTTGTCAGAACGAGGTTGTTTGATGTTTTGGCAGTTTTCGCTGGTTGTTACAACTCGCAGGTTGTCTATCCTGTTATCTGTTTTGATTTGATTTATGTGGTCAACTTGGCCATCTGGAAAGCCGCCAAAAACGTAAAGCCACGCTAATCTATGCGCTTTATAAGTTTTTTGCCCGATTCCAACAACCAAATACCCGTATCTATCTAAACAACCTGTCAGTTTGTTGGTCTTTAATCTAGTTATAACACCCGTTTCTTTGTCATAAGAAACGTATTGCTTTAATTCGTCTTGCGTAATCATGTTTGCCCATTTCAGCCCATTGGTTAAAGTGGCGGCTGACCTAACAATGGGCTATTAGGTCGGGGCTTGCAATCCCCTGCCGCCATTGAATTATATCCTATTTCGCTTGGTAGGTGTTTGCTCAAACAATTCGTTCAAGGTTAGGTCGTTCCAGAACTTCGGTTTCGGCGGCTCTTGTTTAGCAGCTTCTTCACGCCAAGCAATAGCCATGTAACGCACAGAGTCAGCCCCGTGGCTAGTCCAATCATGGCGAGGGCGATCACGGTAGCGTTTCTTATCATCGTCCCATTCTCTCTGATATTGGCGTAAAGATTCAAGTAATTGGTGTTCCGAACACTTATATTGATCGAACCACAGTTTAGGAAATAGCGCACGAACAGCTTGAATACCATCCTGCAATGATAAATCAGGCACGATTCTTACGTTACCAATTCCCAATGCTTTTTGCGCCATTTCTTGAATAGACTTACCCCCACTCGCTAAAGTCTTTGCCTTTGCATCATGGGGTAAATAGTGTTTGCCGTAGTTAAATCCCTTGCCGATTACGATGTTTAGGTAATCATCCATCGCCAAACCTGATCCAGCGTAATGGTCGATTATCCGCACCTCATTGCGTAGAATCTGGAAGAACACAATTGAAGTGTCATCGGTATAGCCCAAATCCCATGCCGTATAAACCTTATGCTCACGATCATAGGGAACCTTTGTAATCCGTCCCTGTTCGTCAGCTTCCCGCATTTCCTTACCGTAGTAAGCACCCAGAATAGCGGCTTCAAAGCTACATTCAAACTCTTGTAGGTATTGATCTTCGCTCATCATTGAACGGGCATCAGCCAATTCTGAATCGGGTAATAGCTTGGTTTGACTAGCGCGTAGGGTTGTAACGTGCCAGTTGTCATCCTGGCTGGCAAAGTTATACACATCCCAAAAGGCGTTCTTTCCCTTTGGCGTACCAATAAACGTAGCCCATCCTTGGCGGTCAGCAAGCAACGGTCGGATTACCTCACCCCACACACGGGGTTTCATGTCGGCGTATTCGTCTAATACGATCCCGTCTAGGTACATACCGCGTAAAGCGTCGGCGTTATCAGCACCGAATAATCGTATCCTGCTTCCGTTATGCAGTTCTACCCACAGTTCAGAAGCGTTGTATTTGTTTCGGCATGGTTCGGTGTATTTCAGCAGATAAAGCCAAGCCACAGATTTAGCCTGTGACAAGTACGGGCAGATATAAGCATATTGCCCCGCTTCCTTATTCTCCACCAAAGCCCGTCTGATTATGTCGTTGATACAGGCTACAGTCTTTCCACAACGTCTATGAGCAACGGCTACTGCCCATCGCTTTTTCCTGTAGTGAAACGGCTTGAATACTTCTCTTGGCTTGTAGGGAATAACGTGCTGAACTACTTCTACTCGTCCCATTTGTACTGATTCACAATCTGAACGGGGTTGTTTTCATCGCCAGAGTGTTGAATTTGTTGAAGTTTTGGTACAGACCGGTCTAGCAAAGCGATAGCAGCGGTTAATTGGTTGCGGTTCATTTCTAATTCGCCATCAACGCACTTTTGTAGCCTATCAATCAGGACGCTTGCCTGTATCTTCTGCCTCACCATGTCGGTGTGTCGGGGGTTCAATCTTGCCGCCATCTTCTTTTTCCTTTTCGGGGTTGCCCTTACGTCTAAAGATTAAATCGTAGTTGTCTAGGTATGCTTTTGTTGCGTTGCGGGAAACTAAAGCATCACCAGTTATATCATTCTTTGTGGCCATTCTTCAATTCCTTGAGTTTATCTTTATATTTTTGCTTGATTTGCTTGAGTTCGTCAATAGTGTACTTACGGGGTTCGTTGTCAGCCTCTAGTTTCTCTACTCTGTCTAGTCCGATTCGGTTAATGAGTCCAATTCGGTAATCAACAGCGTTTCCTGATCGCCAGTTATTGCAATACTTCCTTTGCCCGTGACAGTTATCTTCATGGAATCGAAGGTGGGGTGATGATCCTGTTGATCTGTAGTGGCCAGCGTCAAAGCCTCCCCCAACAGCGTCAAGGGTGAGTGGCTTTCCGCAACAGATACAAGGTTTGTCTTTATCTCGCTCCCTGATATAAGCGTTAAAAGATACTTGTGCTTCTTTGATCCAGTCATTTCGTGTCTTTAGTGCTTCTTTCCGTTGTTTGGTTATCTGTCGCTCTACTTTCTGGGCTAGTTTGGCTGTCTTTTCCTTTAGCTTCTGGTTTTTGGCATCCACGAAGGCTTTGGCACAAGGATAAGAACAGGCAATAGCCGTTGAACGTAGCGGTACAAACTCTTTTCCGCATTGTTTACAACGTTTTGGCTTCGGCTCTTTGGCTTGCACTTAATGATCTCCAAACTTCAATCTTTGCCTGGGCAGCAATTAGCTTCCAGCGTAGGTTTTCCTCTGCCTCAATCGCTTCTTTTATCCCCTCTAGCAGTAATGTGTAGTCAGGGTGGGCATAAGCGTATCTTTCCTGTGCGTTTACAGGATCACCGATTTGTGTAGCCATTAGGGTGGCTTTTAGGCTTTTACGGTATTCCTCAAGGTACACACGGTTAGCTTTGGCTTGTGCGTATTTCTTTGCGTTGTCTCGTATGTAGTCAAGACACTTAAAAATATCAATTTCTTCGTTCATTTTTTAATTCCAATCGTCCTTATGATTTTCTACCCACTTCTGCCAATCGTACTTGTGCCAATGCTTCTTTTCGAAGTCTAGCGGCGGCTTCACTTCCTCTGTGCTTTTCGACTTGCAAAAGAAACTTTTTAACAAAATCCCCGCCTTTTTCACGATACATCCTAACCACACTAGCAACTTCGCAGGTATGTCGATACGCTTCTGAATACGTTTCGCCCAGATTGTCATCGTCTTTCAC